CCTAGTGCAGGAGAGTGGCGTTTTAACACTACTGAAAAGTATGTTGAGTTTTGGGACGGCGGTGCATGGAGACAAATAGACACTGAAGAGTTACCTAACCCTGATGACTTTCCTTCTCAGAACTTCAACGTAAACACATACTTTGGAACTGATGCTAGTCACAAAATAGACGCTAAGTTTAATGAGGCTGCGAATTTTAATGGGAGTAGTAGCGCTATAATCATACAAGATGGCGGGATAGGAAATAATGGAACGGCAAGGGTATCTTTTTCTGTTTCTATATGGGTTAATACGGAAGCAACATCTGCTTCTGCAATTATTAGTGATTATGATGGTGTTGATTATTCATTTTATCTCCAAATGAACGCTAACGGAACTCTTAATATAGGTAATTATATGGATGGTGTTGGTTCTTTTACAAGTGGTACGGCTACAATAAATGATGGTAATTGGCACAATCTTGTTTTGATAAATAACACAAGTGATAATACGCAAAAATTATTTGTTGATGGCAATAGTACCCCTGACATTAATCATACTTTAACAAGTGGAACTAAAAACGCAGTTGCTATTCAAGTTGGTTATTATGCGACAGGAGGAAATTTTTTGAAAGGAAAGTTAGACCAAATAAGATTTTTTAATGCGCCCATAATTTCTTCAGACATAACAGCTCTTTATTCTAATGAAACAACAACAACAGCTGCAACATTAAACTTCCCAGTGGGAGCAGGATGTGTTGCTGCTTATCAGTTAGATGGTGACGCTTCAGATGTAGGCGGCACATACGGAGGAGTTACAACAGACATCGGCTATACGGGATTGAGATTCCAACCAGATTTTGTTTGGGTAAAAAGAAGAGTTAGCGGTTCTGAATCTCATGCTTTGTATGATAGTATTAGGGGAATTAATAAGCAACTTTCATCTGATAATTCACTTGCTGAAGCTACTAATACAGCACCATATGAAGGCTTTACTTCTTTTGATACAAATGGATTTACTGTTGATAATAATGGCGCTACTAATAGAGCCCCTAATTCTTATGTAGCTTGGGCTTTTAAGGGCGGCGGAGCTCCTACAGCTACAAACTCAGCGGGAGCAGGGAATGTCCCAACTGCGGGAAGTGTAAAAATAGATGGAGCTAATTCTACTACAGCTTTAGCAGGGGCAACACCTGCAACAAATATATCAGCAAATACAGGAGCAGGATTTAGTATTGTGAAGTATACAGGTCCTGCATCAAATTCCACAATAGGGCATGGGTTAGGTGTGACCCCATCAATGATAATTCAAAAGCCAACAGGTTCAGGTAATTGGTATGTTTATTTTGCCCCAGGTGTTATTGACGCTACATCCACTTATTATTATATGGTTTTAGATTCGGACGCAAGTAAAGGTACTACAGGTTCAGCAGCACCAACAACAACTACTTTTAATGCGGCAGGGTCTGGAGCACATATTGCTTATTGTTTTGCAGACATCGCAGGTTATCAGAAGATAGGGAATTATACAGGAACAGGAGCATCAGGTAACTTTATAGAAACAGGATTTGAACCTGCTTTTGTGTTAGCTAAACCATCCTCAAGTACAGGGTCTTGGCTAATTATGGACAATAAAAGAGGTGCAGATAGTCAGCTATACCCTAACTTATCTTCTACGGAGTATAATGATAGCGATAACTACTTCTACTCTAATGGTTTTGAGATGAAGTCTAACGGTAATTGGAACACTTCAGGAGTAACTTACATCTACCTAGCAATAGCCGCTGACAAAGATAGTTCAGTTCCTACGCAGGCCAATAGCTTTTCACCTACTTTATACACAGGTAATGGTGGAACGCAGAATATATACACTCCTTTTGCTCCTGATTTTACATGGATAAAGCAAAGAACAGGAAGTAATGCAAATCATTTAGTGTTTGATACTATTAGAGGTGCATTTATGCAAATAATGCCAAACACAACAAATAGTACTGTAGATAGGTCTTCAGCAGATAAAGGTGTAACTTCATTTAACAGTAATGGATTTACTGTAAAAGATACAAGTGCAGGAGATTATGAAATAAATGGACCAAATGGCGGAACATATTCAGGGAATGGAACTTACGTCTCATGGTGTTGGAAAGCAGGAGGGTTGCCTACTATAAATAGTGATGGGGACAATACAAGTATAGTAAGTGCAAATCAAGCTGCCGGATTCTCAATTATTAGATATAAAGGTAATGGTAATAATGATTCTTCAGTAGGTCACGGATTAAATAGTCCTCCAGAAATGTTTATATATAAGAGAACAAGCTCTACTGGCTCTTGGAATATTATACATAAAGACGTTAATAATTATCAAGCTTATTTAGAATTCACTTCTGGAACTACAAACAATGATTCATCAATGCAGTCTCCCACAAACTCTGTAATTAGGTTTAACACTAACTCACCGTCTTATAATGGCTCAGGTCAAGACTGGTTAATATATGCTTTCCACAGCGTATCAGGTTATCAGAAGATAGGGAGTTATCAAGGAAATGCGGCAGCTTCTAGTGGAACGACTCAACCTATATACACAACTGACAATGGACTATCAGGAGGTGCAAATGGATTTACTCCAAGTTTTTTACTGATAAAATCTACAACACTAGCGGGTCAAGAATGGAATATGATTGATTCAGCAAGAGGACGTAGAGAAGAATTATTTGCAGATTTACCAAATCCTGAACAAACTAATTCAAACGACAATGGCGTTAAATCTTTTGATACAAATGGCTTTACTCTTGGTGATGGTACTTCATATAATAGAAGTGGAGAAACTTACATATATTTAGCAATAAAATAAAATTAAATCTTATGAACACAACAATAATTATTTTAATTGGATTAGTAGTTTTACTGATCGTAATAAACATAGCCGCAATATGGCTTACAAAGAAAGGTCTTACCAAAGACGAGAACAACAATATGATTCCCGACATCTTAGAGGAGAAATTTGCTAAGATGAAGGATGATGTATCTAAGCGTGTTGATCGTGTCGGAGAAGAGCTTAAAGACGTTACAAAAGCTATAAAAGAAGTAGGTAACCAAATCGGAGATGTGCCTAACGCAATGAAAGGTCAGAATAGATCTGGAAAAAAATCAAAGAAAAAATGAATTACGTGCAAGATACCACAGCTGGAGAGATAACAGTAAACTACATTTATGTTAAATCTAAAAAAATTAAGTGTGACTGATGCAAAAGTATACGCTCTCACAGTAGGAGCTCTAGCTACGTCAATGACTGATATTGATGTAGTTCTTAAAATTATTGCAACGCTTGTGGCCATAGGATATACCTTGCACAAATGGTATATAATGCATGGAAAGAATAAGTGAGCACGTATCGTACAAAGAAGGTGTAAAGTCAAACACTGCTACTAGGTTAAACATCGACAATACCCCTGGCTCTTATGAGCTTTCCAATATGGGTATCTTGGCTGACAATCTTTTTGAGCCATTAAGAAAATGGGTAGGCGGCCCAATAAAAATAAATTCATTTTACCGGTCTGAAAATTTGAATCAAGCTATTGGCGGAAGTTCTCGTAGCCAGCATTGCCAGGGTCGTGCGATTGACTTAGATGATACCTTCGGACATAAAACAAATGCAGAGATGTTTGAGCATATTAAAAATAACCTATCTTATGATCAGATAATATGGGAGTTTGGTGATGACACTAATCCTGATTGGGTACATGTTAGCTACGTCTCAGATAGTGAGAATAGAGGACGCGCACTAAGAGCGGTAAAAGAAAACGGTAAAACAACGTATCAAGTAATATGAGTAAGCCAAAGAAGAAATTTGGTCAAACTACGGTAGGGAAGCTGCTCAAAGCTTCTATAGGACTAATTAATCCCACTCTTGGAAGTATTATACAAGGCGACATGTCTGTTGATCAGGTTGTAACCTCAATTAAAAACTCAGACGCACCAGCAGCAGATAAAGTTAGAGCTCAAGAAATGGTCTTAGATGCATATCAAGCAGAGGTAGAGGATAGAGCTTCTGCTAGACAGAGAGAGATTGCAGCCTTGAATGCAGGGTCAAATGATGTTCTTTTTAAAACTGTAGGGTGGGGTATCACCCTTTGTTTTATTGGTGTAATTGCGGGAGCGATAGGGTTGTGGCAAATACCTGAAGAGTCTCAGAGATTATTCGACATGGGATTCGGAGCAGTGGTAGCAGCCTTTACTCAAGTAATAGGATACTACTTTGGATCCTCCGCTGGGAGCAAACAAAAAACTAATTTAATGAACGGCAATGGCGAAAGCAATTAATTTATCAACTTACCAAACTAAATCAAAAGTTAGAAGACCAGGGGTACACTCAAAAACCAAGAGCTCGGTTTTAAAATCTTCTAAGAACTACCGCAAAGCATACCGAGGACAAGGGCGTTAAAATATTTGTATCTTTATATTCAAATTAAATCAAATCTAATGGATATAAGGAAAATTTCTGTAGGGCCAGATTATAAGTCTGGAGCGATGCACTACTTGGTGGGTCAAGAGATTTTAAACGGTAAGTATTTTATACACCTCATACAGCAAGACGCAGACAAGCATTCCATTAAGATATGGATACAGCGTAAAGATGAGATTCTGTTATGGAAAGAGTTTAGTTCTTACGTGCCCGTGTCTATTGAATATAATATTAACTTTTAATGAAATCACCGTTTTACTTTATAGTTGAGCCTGTTGAGGGAAAAAGGTATAACAACACTAAAAGTATGTCAGGGCTAGATTTTATTACTAGCACAAGCGAGGAAGATTTTACCGTCTCTAATCGAAAAGGTATTGTTAAAGAAGTTCCTTTGAAATATCAAGGTCCAATCGAAAAAGGCGATATACTTTTAGTTCACCACAATGTATTTAAATATTACAATGACATGAAAGGCAGACAGCAGAGTGGTAAAAGCTTTTTCCAGGATAATTTATTTTTTATAGATAATGATCAGTTTTTTATGTATAATCATAATAATCAGTGGCATAGCCACGATAGATATTGTTTCGTAAAGCCAATAAAAAAACAAAAGTCATTTATGTTTAAGCGTGGAAATGAAGAGCCGCTAATGGGAGAAATGGTTTATCCAAATGAGTATCTCTTATCTCAAGGAATAAAACCAGGGGCACAAGTTAGTTTTCAGCCTGACAGCGAATATGAGTTTGATGTAGATGGTGAGAAACTTTATCGAATGTATGACCATCAAATAACATTAACCCTATGAGCTCAGAATTACTTAAAGTACAAATTATAGCAGCAGGGCGAAAGGCTGTAGAACAGCTAATTAAAGTCGCCAAAGAAGATATAATAAAGCCTGATCCTGAAGATGAGTTAGCAGCAGATAGATTAAAAAATGCAGCAGCGACAAAAAAACTTGCAATATTCGATGCTTTTGATATATTAAATAAGATAGATGCAGAGCAAGAGAACATAACTATAAATCAAACTAATGGAGGAAAAATCCAATCTAAACAAGGGTTTGCAGAAAGACGATCAAAATAGATTGTTTTATGTAGTAAAAAACCTAGTGCCTAAACTTGTTCTAGGTAATAAAAATAAAGCTAAAACCTGGATTTATGGTTATAGTAAAAAATATGATATGGTGGTCATATCTAAAAATGGCCAAATTGGAGAGATAGTAAATATCAACGGGTTAAATATAGCTCTACCTATACGACCTAACAATATTGTTCAAGAATCTGACATTAAAAGTAAACAGTTTTGGAAAAGAAAAGAGTTGCCCAAAGAGCTAAGCCGCATACAGTCAATATTTCAATGGAACGAAATGGCTAGTGTTTTTAAAAACAAGTGGGTTGATTATATTGAAGAAGAGTTTGATAGAAGAGAAGAAGGGCATTGGTTTTATAATAATGGTAAACCTACCTATATCACAGGATCTCATTATATGTACTTGCAGTGGACTAGCATTGACGTAGGATATCCTGATTTCAGAGAGGCAAATAGAATATTTTTTATTTTTTGGGAAGCATGTAAAGCAGATCCTAGGTGCTTTGGGTTGGTTTATTTAAAAATAAGACGTTCTGGATTCTCATTTATGGGCTCATCAGAGTGTGTAAACACAGGGACTTTGGTTAAAGATTCAAGGGTAGGCATACTATCAAAGACAGGGTCAGATGCCAAAAAAATGTTTACAGATAAAGTCGTGCCTATAGCAAATAGACTACCCTTCTTTTTTAAACCTATTCAAGATGGTATGGACAAACCTAAAACTGAATTAGCTTTCAGAATACCAGCTTCTAAGATTACTAAAAAAAATATGTATGACGCTGTTGATGAAGAGCTGTATGGTCTAGACACCACTATCGACTGGAAGAATACAGATGAAAACTCTTATGACGGTGAAAAGTTACTATTGTTAGTTCATGATGAAAGCGGTAAATGGATAAAACCCAATAATATTCTCAACAATTGGAGAGTAACTAAAACATGTTTAAGATTAGGAAGTAAGATTATAGGTAAATGTATGATGGGCTCAACCTCTAACGCGTTAAGCAAGGGTGGTGATAATTTTAAAAAGCTGTATGAAGATTCAGACATAGAGACGCGTAATCAAAATGGTCAAACAAAAAGCGGGATGTACAGTTTGTTTATTCCTATGGAATGGAACATGGAGGGTTTTATTGATAGATATGGCATGCCAGTATTTCATAGACCTGAATCTAATGTATTAGGAGTTGATGGTGAAATGATTAGTAATGGTGCAGTAGATTATTGGCAAGCAGAAGTTGACTCACTAAGCCAAGATGCAGATGCATTAAATGAATTTTATCGACAATTTCCTAGGACTGAATCTCATGCATTTAGAGATGAAAGCAAAACTTCGTTATTTAATCTAACAAAAATATATCAACAAATTGACTACAATGATTCTTTAATTATAGAGCAGCATGTAACTAGAGGAAAGTTTTATTGGCAAGATGGTGTTAAAGATTCACAAGTTATTTTTTCACCTGACCCGAAAGGCAGATTTAAAGTTTCATGGCTGCCTAATAAAAATATAACTAACAAAAAATATAAAAAGTTTAATCATTACTTCCCTATGAATGAGCACATTGGCGCCTTTGGATGTGATTCATATGATATATCGGGCACAGTAGTAGGACGAGGCTCTAATGGCGCCTTACACGGCTTGACTAAATTTAACATGGAAGAGGCACCGAGTAATGAATTTTTTCTAGAGTACGTGGCTAGACCTCAAACCGCAGAAATATTTTTTGAAGAAGTGCTTATGGCTTGTGTGTTTTACAGTATGCCAATATTAATTGAAAACAATAAACCTCGTTTACTTTATCATTTTAAAAACAGAGGTTATAGGGGCTTTTGTATGAACAGACCTGATAAACATTTTAATAAGCTTTCTAAAACAGAAAAAGAATTAGGAGGTATACCAAATACATCCGAAGATGTGAAGCAATCACATGCTTCAGCTATAGAGTCGTATATTGAAAAGCATATTGGATTGGATTTGTCTGGCGCTTATAGGGATTCAACTTCTATGGGGAGTATGTATTTTACTAGAACCTTAGATGAGTGGGCAAGGTTTGACATAAGCAACAGAACAAAGTTTGATGCTAGTATTAGCTCAGGATTAGCGATAATGGCTAATCAAAAGAACCTATATTTACCCGAACAAAAACAAACCAAAATAAATCTTAACTTTGCAAGATATGCTAACAAAGGAATTTATAGTGAATTAATCAAATAGATGGAAGACGTAAAAATTAATATTTCATCTGTAGGTTTTCCAAGTCAGTTTGTATCGGACTCAGAAAAAGCCACCAAAGAATTTGGATTACAGATAGGACAAGCGATACAATATGAATGGTTTAGAAAAGATTCAAATGGCTGTAGATATTATGGCCAATGGCGTGACTTCAACAGGCTTAGATTATATGCGAGGGGCGAGCAGTCTATTGCAAAATATAAAAATGAGCTAGCGGTTGATGGCGACCTATCTTATTTAAACCTTGATTGGACACCTGTTCCTATATTACCCAAGTTTGTAGATATTGTTGTTAATGGCATGCAAGATCGTCTATTTAAAGTAAAAGCTTATGCTCAAGACGCTCTCTCTCAATCAAAAAGAAGCAAATACCAAGACATGATAGAAGGTCAAATGGCCGCAAAAGATGTCTTATCAGTTGTTCAAGAAAGCACGGGCTTTGATCCATTTATAATGGATCCAGACGAATTACCTTCTAACGATGAGGAGCTATCATTGTACATGAATTTAAACTACAAACCAGCTATAGAGATAGCTGAAGAAGAAGCAATAGATACTCTTTTAGCTGAAAATCATTATCAAGATGTGCGTAAAAGAATAGATTATGATCAAATGGTTATCGGTGTAGGCATGGCAAAGCATGAATTTCTTGCTGGTACTGGGGTTAAAGTTTCTTATGTAGACCCTGCAAACGTTGTCTACAGTTACACTGAAGATCCATTTTTTAAAGATTGTTTTTACTGGGGGGAAATCAAAACTGTCTCACTTACCGAACTAAATAAAATTGACCCATCTCTTACAACAGAAGATTTAGAGCAAATATCTCAATATAGCCAAAGCTGGTATGATTATTTTAATACTGCACAGTATTATGAAAATGATATATTTTATCGTGATACTTGTACATTAATGTATTTTAATTATAAAACCACTAAGAAGATGGTTTATAAGAAAAAAATTAATGACAACGGGACAACAAGAATGATTGAGAAAGATGATCAGTTTAACCCACCAGATGAAATGCTTGAGGAAGGAAACTTTGAAAAAATTGAAAAGACTATTGATGTTTGGTACGATGGTGTAATGGTAATGGGTACTAATATCATTTTAAAATGGGAGCTATCTAAAAACATGGTTCGCCCAAAATCAAGTTCACAGCATGCTTTACCTAATTATGTGGCAGCTGCACCAAGAATGTACAAAGGTGTAATTGAGTCTCTTGTGCGGCGTATGATCCCATTTGCAGATTTGATTCAAATAACTCATTTGAAATTACAGCAAGTAATCGCTAGAGTAGTTCCTGATGGTGTATATATTGATGCTGATGGTTTAAATGAAGTAGATTTAGGAACAGGTGCCGCGTATAATCCAGAAGACGCATTACGGTTATATTTTCAGACTGGTAGTGTGATCGGGAGAAGTTATACTCAAGAAGGAGAGTTTAATCAAGGAAGAGTGCCGATACAACAACTAACAAGTAACTCAGGTGCATCAAAAACTCAAATGCTAATTTCAAATTATAATCATTACCTAGACATGATTAGATCAGTGACTGGTCTTAATGAAGCTCGCGATGGGTCCACTCCTAGTCCTGAAGCTTTGGTAGGCGTACAAAAGCTTGCCGCACTTAATTCCAACACAGCTACCCGCCATATATTAGATGGAAGTCTTTACATATATCGCACGTTAGCTGAAGCGTTAACGTATAGGGTAGCTGATATATTAGAGTATTCAGATTTTAAAGAAGACTTTATAAATAAAATAGGTAAATATAACGTGAGTATACTTAGTGAAATATCTGATCTTTATATTTATGATTTCGGTGTTTTCATAGAGCTATCACCAGATGAGGAGCAAAAAGCTATGCTAGAACAAAACATACAAATGGCTTTATCCAAGGGTGATATAAACTTAGAAGATGCTATTGATGTTAGGGAGATTAAAAATATTAAACTAGCAAATCAACTTTTAAAAGTTAAGAGAAAATCTAAACAAGAGCAAGATCAGCAAAATGAATTGCAAAAACAAGCTATCTTATCTCAGCAACAAGTTAAATCCCAACAAATGGCTGCGCAAGTACAAATGCAAAAAATTGAATTGGAAACCCAGGGTAAGTTAAAGTATAAGCAAGGTGAAATGCAGCTAGAGATTGAGCGTAACAAAGTGGAGGCGCAGCTTAAAAGTCAATTAATGGAGCAAGAGTTTAACTACAACCTTCAGTTAAGACAAATGGATGGGATGACATTATCACAACGAGAACAATCAAGAGAAGATGCCAAAAGTCAAAGGATAAGCCAGCAAAACACTGAGCAGTCAAAACTAATAAACCAAAGGAAAAATAATCTACCACCTCAAAATTTTGAGTCAAATGAAGATAGTTTAGATGGCTTTGACTTGGCTGAGTTTGAGCCTAGATAGGCCTTAAAACGTATAAATATTTTATATAACTTTGTAAAATATAAAATCTAATCTGAATCAAATGGAAATTAAAGTAAGAGAACTAACTGATGTTCAAGAAAAATCAGTTCAAGAAGTCGAGCAAGAACTTTTAAATAAGCATGAAGCTCAACAAGAATTAAAGTTTGACGATACTAAAGGAAAAGAGTCAGAACAAAAACCAGAGCCTCCAGAGGCAGAGGTAAAGACCGAAGAGGCGCAAGATACAGTAAGCGAAGAAAAGCCTGAGCCTACTGAAAAAGAAATAACTTCTCCTGAATTATCAGAAGAAGACGTTCTTTCATTTATTGGAAAAAGATACGGTAAGGAAATTAATTCACTAGATGAATTAACTGCAACACGAGATGAAGCTGAAAAGCTTCCAGAAGATATTGCAGCTTACTTTAAGTATAAAAAAGAAACAGGAAGGAGCATTGAGGATTTTGTAAAGTTACAAAAAGACTATACCGATGTTAATCCTGAGACTTTGGTAAGAGAGTATTTGACAGTTACTGAAGAAGGTTTAGACCCTGAAGACATAGACTCACTAATGGAGGACTATGTATATGACGAGGAACTAGATGACGAATCAGTAATCAAGAAGACTAAATTAGCAAAGAAAAAGATTATTGCTAAAGCGAAAAGATTCTTTAAAGAGCAGCAAGAACAATACAAGTTACCCCTTGAGTCAAGGGAAAACTCGTTCACAAATTCTGAAGAATATCAAGCTTATAAGCAATATGTGAATACGGCTCAAAGTCAGCAGGAAGAAGCTACTCGCAAAAGCGAATGGTTTGTCAAAAAAAGTGATGAATTGTTCAACAGTGAATTTAAAGGTTTTAAGTTCAATTTAGATGAAAGCGATATATACTTTACACCTGGGAGTGCTTCTGAATTAAAAAAAGCTCAAGAGACGCCAATGAATTTTGTAAATAAGTTTATTGACGATAAAGGACTTTTAAATGATCCAGAAGGATACCACAGATCTTTAGCTATAGCTATGAATCCCGACAAGTTTGCTCAGTTTTTTTATGAGCAAGGGAAGTCAAGTGCCACTGAGGATGTAATGCGCAAAACAAAAAACATTAACATGTCTGAGCGTAATATACCAGAGACAGTTGCTAAATCAGGGTTCCAAGTTAAATCAGTTTCATCGCCTTCGAGCAATGGGCTAAAAATTAGAAGTATAAAGAGAACTTAATAATAATTTAAAATTTTATAATCATGGCAGGACAAGTAAAATCCACACCAACTTTTGCGCTTACTCCGAGTTCAGAAAGAACTCCAACAGCTCAAAACTATTTAACCAATGCTGATTTTGATTGGTTAAATCAATATCTACCAGACACTTACGAAAAAGAATTCGAGCGTTATGGTAACAGAACTATCTCTTCATTTCTACGTATGGTAGGAGCAGAGATGCCTACTAACTCTGACCTTATCAAATGGGCAGAACAAGGTAGATTACATACTAAATACACTAGTGTAGGAAGTGGAGGAGCACAAGGTGCAGACCAAGTTACTTTTCAAGTAAATGACGTACTAGATCCAGCAGCTGCTGAACAAGTTATTCGTGTAGGACAAACTGTTGTAGTTGTTCAAAACAACGGATCAGGCTCCAACAAAGCTGTAGTAAGTGCAGTTAATAACGCTGGAGGAGGTAGAGGACAATTCACAGCTGACTTTTATGAAGCTGGAGGATTAGTAACTGCAGGAACAGGAGCAGGTAATGCTGATGTTACAGTGTTTATTTACGGATCAGAATTTAAAAAAGGGACAGCCGGAATGGACGGTTCTCTTGAATCAAATGATTTCATCTTTGACAATAAGCCAATTATCATCAAGGATACTTACAATGTATCTGGATCTGACATGGCTCAAATTGGATGGATTGAAATTACCACTGAAGATGGCGGAACAGGATACCTATGGTATCTAAAATCTGAGCATGAAACACGACTTAGATTTGATGACTATTTAGAAACAGCAATGATCGAAGCTGTACCTGCTGAGCAAAACTCAGGTGCTGCTGCCATTTTGGGTAGCGCTGGTGCTGCGGCTGATCCAGGAGCTGGGTCAGATGGTATTTTCTATGCTGTACAACAAAGAGGTAATATCTGGGACGGTGGAAACCCAACAGTATTAGCTGACTTTGATAATGTAATTAGTCGTTTAGATAAGCAAGGAGCAATTGAAGAAAACGTATTATTCGTTGATCGTCAGTTTGCTTTTGATATTGATGATATGTTAGCTGCCCAAAACTCTTACGGAGCGGGTGGTACTTCATATGGTCTTTTTGACAACGACGAAGAGATGGCGTTAAATTTAGGTTTTTCAGGATTCAGAAGAGGTTCATACGATTTTTACAAATCTGATTGGAAGTACTTAAACGATTTAGCTACAAGAGGTGGTATTAACGACAGAAATACTGCTGGTGCAGTACGTGG